ACAATATAAGGCGGCACTTAAATGGGATGAACTTAATAAGTTTCATGGACATACACTTTCATTAGACTATACTATTGAAAATGGGGTATCAGACTATATCATAAAAGTTGCAACCAACACCAACACCAACACCAACACCAACACCAACACCAACACCAACACCAACATGGTGAAAAAAATACATGAAATCTCATATCCAGAGAATGAGTTTGTTTATGACCTCACTACAGAAAATCATCACTTTGCTGCAGGTGTAGGAAATATGATAGTTCACAATACAGATTCTGTATTCTTCACATTCAATCTTGCAACACCGGACGGCACGCCGATTCGCGGAAAGGATGCACTGGAGATTACGATTGAGTTTGCAAAAGAGGTCGGGCATCTTGCGACACGATTCTTGAAACAGCCGCATGCGTGGGTGTATGAAAAAACGCTTATGCCATTCTGTTTGCTATCGAAGAAGCGATATATTGGCATGTTGTATGAAGACAAACCGGAGAAACCGAAACGAAAAAGTATGGGTATCGTTTTGAAGCGTCGTGATAATGCACCCATCGTAAAAGACATCTATGGCGGTGTAATCGACATTCTAATGAAAGAACAAAATGTCGAAACCGCAATTCAGTTCTTAAAATCATCGCTACAAAATTTGGTCGATGAAAAAGTGCCGATGGATAAACTGATTATTTCAAAATCGCTTCGAAGTGGATACAAAAACCCGGCACAAATTGCACATAAAGTATTGGCGGATAGAATGGGTAAACGTGACCCCGGAAATAAGCCAAGTATTGGTGACCGAATCCCGTTTGTGTATATCCAAAATCCGGACAAGAAAGCGTTACAAGGCGAGAGAATAGAAAACCCCGAATATATCCTGGCGAATAAAATAAAACCGAATTATGCCTTCTATATTACGAATCAGATTATGAAGCCTTTGCAGCAGGTGTTTGCACTGGTGTTGGAGAATATTCCGAGTTATAAGCGGCATGTTCCTGCATTGCGGCGGTCGATTGAATCATGGAATGACAAACTACTGGATGGCGAAGATGAGGAAAAAATAAAGAAGAAGATAACGGATTTGCGGAATAAAGAAGTGAAGAAGATTCTATTCGATGATTATTTGATTGAAATTGATAATGCGAGTAAGAAGAATCAGAGCATTATGAACTTCTTCAAGAAGAAATAACGATAAAAATAGTAAAAAAAATAATATAAAATATATTCACCATATATTATTTTTTTTTTGTTGTCAACGCCGAATAATTTTGTTGACTAAAACCCCCGCAACTGCAATCCACATCGCATTGATGATACTTGAACCTTCGCTGATGATCCACCGCATGGCGATACAATGGGGTGCCGAAATCATGAACGGCGACAGAAGGAATCCTAAAATAGTATAAGGTGCACAAAATTCAGGGTATAAATGTATTGCCGCATAATGCAACACAATCCACATGATATAGTATCCGCATGCATGGTATATCCACGAGAAAATAGGCCATAGTCTTTTGAATTGATTCCACATCCATATTAGCCCGTTGACAAATACATTGTCGTAAATATTAAATGACCATGGCAAAATCACACGAAAGTCGTAGTCATCATTGTTGGGGTCATCGGGATTGTTCACAGGATACATGAAGGATGATCTGCGAGGCATCTTGGTATCTTGGTATCTTGGTACTGGTAGCGTCGTTTGTTATTGCTGTATACTCATATTATAACCATTTTTGGTTTCAATTTTCTGTAACCCCCATCCCCTGATACTACCCACCCACGCCCAACACTACAAAGCAATTAATCTACTTCATCATATACATTGTTTGTTTCATTGCTTTCGGTATTCGCAGTGGTGTCTGCAGTATTCGCCGCGGCATCTGATGTTTCATTATTTAGTCTCGCCCTTGTATTGTTCGTATTTGAAAATAGTTGAGATAATGTTGACAGATATGCATTTGTAACGTCTTGACCCTGCACGGCATTGATGGTAGGTCGCGGCATATCAAATGAAAATACAAAAGAGTCATCGTTAATATTATCAATTGACAAATTGTCTAAATTGCTATTGTTTCTTATATTGTTTATAATATTTGAAAATGTAGTTGTCGGGGTTGTCGGTGCGGGAGCAGCAGCAGCAGCAGCAGCAGCAGCAGGAGCCACAACACATCTACATAAAGGGCACGTTGAATGCGATTCAAGCCACGTCATGATACGAAAAGGGACAAAACAATGTCTGCACTCTTTTAAGCGAAGGACTATTGAAGTCGAATTGAATACATCTCTGCTAATCGGACATTCCGTATTTAGTATTTGATCTGCATCTATAGAATCATAGTTTACTATCTCGGTATTTTCTTCAATCTCTTGGATAGTAAGCCCGTCTCGGTTTCTTCTAATACCCCTGTTTGCACTTTGCCCAAGATTGGGACTATTATTATTATATAGCGTGCTTGGATTCAATCCTAAAAAAACATTTCTTGTTCCAAAAATAGAATTCAGATTATTATTGGGTAGGGGCGGCAGAGGCTGTGGGGGTGGCGGGGGTGTATTTGTTGTATGGGAAGTCGTCGGACGCGAAGATGCAGGCAGTGGCGCAGGTTGTGATGTATTTGAATTTTCATTTGTTTCTCTCGATTCTCTCGTTTCTATCGCTTCGAGATGACGCTGCCTTCTTTCACTTTGTAGTTCTATAATATTCGAAAGATTGCTTTCAAGGTTTAAAAACATATCTTGTGTTCTTGCAATAAACGATGATATATTGACAATGAGGTTAAGGTAACCATACTCGAAATCCATATTATACGGACTATCATAAAAAGAATTATGAACGCTATACCCCCTTGAGGTGCTATCGTGGGGTATGATATTGTTTCTAGTATTTTCAGTAGTATTGGTATTCGTGTTCGTGTTCATAGTATATGTGAGATATTTGTGAGATATTATATATATATAATAAAAATGTTTAAATATTAATTTGTATAATATAATAACTACAACTTGCTTATAAGTATATACAAAATGACATCAACGCCGGTAGAAAAATTACCAAACTACGCGAATGGTGGTATAACGGGTCTTACAAATTTGGGGAATACATGTTTTATCAACTCGTGTATTCAGTGTTTATCGCATACATATGAATTCAACAACTTTTTATCAAAGGGTGATGGGAGTTATAGGAAAAGCTTAAATAATAAACCAGAGTCGGTTCTATTAGTAGAATGGGACGACCTTCGCAAACTTATGTGGAGTCAAAATTGCGTCATATCACCAGGTAGATTTATTAACTCTGTGCAACGTATTTCAAAGGCAACAAATCACGAATTATTTTCCGGGTGGTCGCAAAACGATTTACCCGAATTTTTAATTTTTCTTTTAGAGTCATTTCATAATGCACTGACGCGCGAAGTTATCATGGATATCAAAGGAAACATTCGAACAAAAAAAGACGAAATGGGTAAAAAATGTTATGAAATGATGAAACAAAAATATACAAGAGACTACTCGGAAATATTAAATATATTTTTTGGAATCCATGTTTCTGTTTTGACGCCGGTTGCCACGTCGTCGTCACGCGACGCGGATACGAAATATCTAAGTATAACACCAGAACCATTTATGATTATTCATCTTCCGATTCCGACTAAAGAAGAGCTGCACATTGAGAAAACGGATAAGAATATTACACTATTTGATTGTTTTGATAAACAATGTGAAAAGGAAACATTAGACGGAGATAATATGTGGTTTAACGAGGCTACAAATAAAAAAGAAGCGGTAAATAAAAGAATTACATTTTGGAGTCTTCCAAATGTAATGATAATTGATATTAAGAGGTTTATAACGTCATATGCAACGGGAAGGACAAAAAAGAACCAGGCATTTATTGATATTCCGTTACAAGATGTCGATTTTTCGCGATATGTAGAAGGATATGGAAAGGAAGCATATATATACGACTTATATGCGATTTGTAACCACCATGGACAAGTAGAAGGTGGTCACTATAGTGCAACAATTAAAAATGCAAATGGGAAATGGTATAACTTCAATGATACTAATGTAAAAGAAATAACCATAGACGCAGATATGATTAGCGGTAATACACCATATTGCCTTTTTTATCGAAAAAAGGGTATGAATAAGCAAAATACTTAAAATACTTAACTTACATAAAATTAAAACATAAAATTAAAACATAAAATTAAAACATCAAATTAAAACATCGAATCAAAACATCAAATATATTTCTATAAAATAAAATTTATATCTAGTTTTATATATAGTATTTTATATATATAAAATGAGCATAAGTTATAATTCATTAACAGGTTTACAAGGTGACCCATTACAATATATTAGTCAAATAGCAACAACCGGTAAAAAAGAGTTAGATTCAACATCCGTAACTACACGTATTATTATTATAGTGGTTTTTGTTATAGTTTTAGTGTTATATTATTTTCTATTTTCTTCTTTAGGAAATAAAGGTGCAGGAGATGGGGGTGTCGGTGGTATAGGGTCAGGTGCTGGTACCGGCGGCGAATCATCCGGCAAAAGAACACTGGAAATTATACTATGGAGTGTTTTTATAATTCTTCTTATAATCAATGGTTTCCAATATTTTTTCAATGTAAATATAACCGCAGGAATTAAAGATTTATTTACAGATAAACCAAAGATAGACTTGACGATTCAGCAACCACCAGGTGAAAGTGCTGTCCCACAAATAAAACTTGTAAAAGAAGTATACAATATTCCAGATAATAAGTATACATATGATGATGCAAAAGCGATTTGCCAGGCATATGGTGGAGGTTTAGCAACATATGACCAAGTCGAATCCGTATACAATAAAGGTGCAGAATGGTGCAACTATGGCTGGTCTGATGACCAAATGATATTATTCCCTACACAGAAGAAAACATGGGAGAAGTTGCAAACGATAGAAGGTCATAAGGACGATTGCGGACGCCCTGGAATAAATGGAGGACGTGTTGACAATCCCAATGCACGATTTGGTGTAAATTGTTATGGTTATAAGCCGATTATTACTGCTGCCGAACAAGCTTCAATGTTGAACACGCCGGTTTACCCCGTTAGCATGAAAGACCAAGAGTTACAACGTAAACTGGAATACTGGAAGAAGAAAGTTCCCGAAATATTGCTTTCGCCGTTTAACAAAAATAGTTGGAGCATATTAGGGTAAGGTAAGGTAAGGTAATCATTTTTCATAATTTTATACGCGAATATAAAATTATTAATTTTCAAATAAAATATACACCAGTATCGGATGAATATACGGAATGACTGGCGATCGATTAAAAATCTGCAAATCTTACTTTCTTAGTTTTTCTTTGATTTGGTTTTTGTTTTCCTTCCCGTTTTTCTAGTAACTTCTGTGTATTTATTTTAATTGATTTCTTTTTTTGTGGTTTCTCACCTTTATCTCCTTTCTCACCTTTGGAAAGTTCTATATCTAAATCCAAATCAGAACCTGTAGACCCCGTAGTTCCCACAAATCCTTCCTTAACTTTTTGGAATATTGCACCTTTATTTTTTCTTGTTTTTTTATCAAATAATTTTTTCTTATCCATAGATACAAGACTAAGCAGCTTATCGTATGTGGATTCGTCTAACATTCCATTTGTTATATCTATTTCGTCTTTCTCACCCTTCTCGCCTTTCTCACCTTTCTCTCGTTGCAAATGAGGTTGCACGGGTTTATAATTGAATACCTTGTGTTTGGTCATCGGGTGACAATAGTATAGCCCAGACGGAACAACTAAATCCTCCATAAGTTTTGCAATGCGTATATCGTCTTTACTTTTACCTTTTATATCATGTCCATGTTGTGAATTTAATGTATTTTTAAGGAGCATATTGCTAATGTTATAACCACAACTTGTTACTCCTGATTCTGTTTTACAGAAAATAAGATCGTCCTGACGTAACATCGTAGTATTGATATGTGGGTTTTTATTTTATTTGTTTTATATGTGCTATTTGCGTTATATGTATATACCTATTATATACATATAAATAATATTGGATAAGATAACGATTATTACATAACTAATTATAATAACGTTTAATTTCGGGAACAACCTTATGTTCACGTTTTCCTTTAATATATTCCATGATTTGTTTCACCTGATTTTGGTTTGAAATAATATCACCCAAACACTTCTCTAAAAACCCTAAAGTAATTGGTGCAGTTTGTTTTGTTTCACAAAATTTGAGTTTTCCATCTGAAATATTTATAATGTTATTGTTCATGTCGTGTTCGCTGACGTAGTCTATTATTTTATCCTCCGTATCGTTCTTGCGTGTTCGCAATTCTTTAACTTGTTCGTTCAAAAGTTTCAGTTCATTGTCTAGTTCCACCCACCTTTGAATAGTCTTTTCTAAATTTGCGTTATTTGCGGCACCACCCCCGTTGTTAGCCTTAGATTGCATAATGTAGTGTAGATATGCGTGCGTATGTTGTTATAATATAATATAAAATAATATCTAAATTTGTTTTACATATTATTAGATTATATTTTTTATATTTCTTATATTTCCACTTGCTATAGTTCGCTGTATTATTTATTCACTTGCGATTCTTGCGCGTGTGTTTTCCGTAACTCTTTGCATATGTCTGTTGTGCGGCCAACAAACCAAGAGGAACAAGTGCCTCTTTCAGTAAAGCACCAAAAGATGCAAACATACCACCACTTTGGGTTTGTGCTTGTTGTTGTTGTTGTGCTTGTTGCATAGCTGCAGCTTGTGCCTGCGCTTGTGCTTGGGTCATACCTTGTGCCATCTGTTGCTCGCGAGTATTACTATCACCAAATGATTTCGGAGATATTTTTTTAGAAGACTTTCCGGCATTCTTACGTCCATGTCCACGTCGTTTAGAACGACCACCACCGGCTTGTCCTTGACCTTTTAAAGCAAATTCATTTAATGCTGCCGCATTTTGTGCAGGAGAACCCTGTGCAAATCCGCTTAAAAACGATTTAAACCCCGCCGCTGCAGAGGCAGCAGTTCCTGGAGGGGCACTAGTATTCCACGAACCACTACTACTACTAGGATAAGGAGAAGAATCTAAAAGAGCTCGACCACCTCTTTTAGAACGACGATGCCGATGCCGACTTGTTCTTGATTTGTATTTTTTTGCCATTTAACTCTATTATATTATTTAGTTAGAAAAATAAATTTTATGATATAGTAGCTTATTTCATTATTTTTTATTTATAACTTTTAATTAACATAATAAATATGCCTAAAACTAAAAAGAAGCTAATTATAACTAACAACAACGAGAGATAAATATATGGATAAATTTCTTCCAAAATTAAACTAATAATGGGTTTAAAAAGATTCTTGAGCTCCTTTTTGACTTCATCCTTTTTAATAAACTCTAAACAATAGTCGTATATTTTATCTTTAAAATTATTGTCTTTGTTGCCATCCTTCTTGTCTTCCTTCTTGTCTTCCTTCTTGTCTTCCTTCTTGTCTTCCTCCGAAGTCACACTACTATGTAACATGTATTTGCGAACTAAAAATACAAACTAATATTTTATAAAGATATAAAAAATATCTATTTTTTGCGTGTTATTATAATCTATATTTTCTCTCTATGCATTAAATGGATATTCACTCATCCTCTAATGCAAACGTCTGCACGACATATACTAATTATGATTTTAGCAAAGTTTCGCTAATACACCCCGAATCATTGCATGGCGGAAGCGGAACCTTCTTTACGAAAATAGGTATAGGGATTAAAAATGAAGCTTTATACATACAAACCCCTAAATGTATTACCAAGCAAGGAGTAATTACTACCCCAGGTAAAAAGGCATATATCGACTTAATGTTTTCTAACGAAGATACATCTTTTATTGAATTCATGGAAAATTTAGAAAAATCGTGTATTGAAAAAATACACGAAAAGAAAAATTCATGGTTTACAAACGATATTGACCAATCCGATATCGAAAATGCATTTACATCAGCACTAAGACCATTTAAAGGTGGTAAATATTACTCAATGCGGGCTAATATAGCCCCGTCAAAAAATCTTATGAAAATGCCTACATGTTTTGTATTCGATGAATCAGAAAAAAAACTAACCATCGATGATATAAAACAGGAAAGTGACATAATATCCGTTTTAGAAATACAAGGTATCAAATTTACTCAAAGAAGTTTTCAGTTTGAAATCATATTACGTCAGGTTCTTATTGTGGCAGATAAACCTGTGTTTCAATCATGTTTAATTAAGAAAACTACAGATGCGGGTGTATTATCAACAAATATACGTGATTCTGAAAGTAACCAATCTCACGAAGAACGCGAAGAACGCGAAGAACGCGAAGAACGCGAAGAACACGAAGAACAAAAAAATATAACGGATTCTTTAGCAGTTTCACATACTATAGAAAAAGATGTCGATATAAATCCAAGTATAAATACCATCCGACCCAAACCCATATCAAATACATTATCATCTCTAGCATCGTCTACTATGAATAAAAACGAAAACAAGAAAAAAAATGAAAACCCCATCGAAAACGTAAAACCCTTGGAGACTAAAGATATTAAAGATAATAAAGAGATTACAGAAATTACGGAAATAGATTTAGAAATAAACGATGATGAAAAAATAAAAATCAAAAAACCGAATGATATTTATTATGAAATATATAAAGCCGCCAAAGAAAAGGCCCGAGCTGCAAGAAAGTTAGCATTCGATGCATATTTAGAAGTTAAAAAGATTAAGAATACTTATATGCTTGATGATTCCGATTCTGACACAGACTATAATTCCGATTCTGATTCCGATTCTGATTCTGATTCTGATTCTGATTCCGGAGCTGAATATGGTTCTGGTTCTGGTTCTGGACATGGACCTGGCTCCGTGACGGGTTCTGGTTCTGGTTCTGAAACATACTATTCATAAATATTTATCGTATTAAGGAATTTTATTCATATGACAACACTATACTTTTTTGAGTGTTGTTATAATTTCTTATTTATTATTTTTTATTTCTTATTTGATAATTAATATTAAAATTGTAAAAATATTTTATCATTTATTTTATATAATGATGCTCAAAGACTTACAGAAAACATTTAAGACACATCACGTTCTTTTACTTTTAGGAGGAATCGTTCTTATTTACGTGATTATGAACTATTCTTCAAATAAGAATTTTATGCCTGAAAGTATGGCCTCCAAAAATAGACGTGCTTCTGGTAACGAAAATTCATACTCTCCTTCATCGATGGTGCCGGCTGGTGCCAATGAAGGGACATTTGCGACGGACTCTTCTCCATTAAATGCAAGCGACTCTAACTTGTCGGGCATGCCTTCCAATTGCACCGGCAACAACACTAACAATCCATCCGACCTTCTCCCCAAAGATGGTAACAACGCGTGGGGTCTTCAGCCAATGGGAAGCGGTGACTATTTAGGTGTCAACTTTTTGAACGCAGGTTATTTGAATGGTATCGATACTGTAGGAAGCAGTCTTCGTAACGCCAATTTGCAAATTCGTTCTGAGCCGCCCAATCCTCAGCTTATTGTAAGCCCTTGGCAGAATACTACTATCGAACCCGACACCTTCCGTCAACCCCTTGAAATTGGTTGTGGTAAGCAGTAAATATCAAAAAACATCTAGGTATATTAAGCATTACACATAATAATAATAATTATATAGTGATTATATATAATTATCAAGTTTACTAACCGGTATTCATACCATAGCACAACGCAGCACGGCATAACATGAATACAATAAATTATATAGTAGCAATAGGCATATTAATAGTATTTATAAAGTATTATTTTGATAATGACATGGTTGGTTTGAATTGTATAACTTCTAATGTAGATGGAAATAAATATTGTGTTCGCGAAAGACTTAAGCAAGAAATGGCGGCAGACTTATTAGCAAGTGTTACAAAACACATGAAAACGTTGGTGGCGTATATGCAAAAGACATATCCTACATATGAAAATGTGCAACGACTTGTTAAAAATTTCAACCCCCAAACTATTATGGAAACACAAGTTGATAGTGAGCACACCGCGTATAGTGAAAATAAGGGTGAAAAAATTGCATTCTGTTTAAACACGACAAAAACAGGAGATACACTTATTGATAAAAACACACTGACATTTGTATCTATTCACGAACTGGCGCATACGATGTCGGAATCTGTTGGACACAAGGAAGAGTTTTGGAAGAATTTCAAATTTTTACTTGAGAATGCGGTGCGTATTCATATTTATAAAGCTGTTGACTATTCAAAAAAACCCATATCATATTGCGGTATGATGATAGATGAAAGTCCGTTATATAGAGATTAAGTGTCCTTATACCCCCCCCCGTATAATATATACTATAAAATAATATATTTATAGTATATATTTATTCAGCATTCATTACTATTGCATTGCATATGCCAAAAAATTCAATAATTAAAAGTAATTTTCTTGAAAACTATTATAAACATAAATATTCGCTATGCATTATTATTATTATTTTCGGGTGTATCATGTTACTACACTATAATTACTCCATAAAAAAGCAGACAAAACTTATAGAAAACTATACACCATCTGAACTAAAAAAAATAGCAAATAAAATGGACGAAGTAGATACAGATCCGGAACAAAAAACCATGGATCTTTCCAAATTATTAACCATGGATTTGTCTGGTGTTATAAAAAGACTTTTTGGTTCAAAGTGTTTAGCCGGATGTATGAGTCCGAATAACACAAATAGAAAAGACTCAATGTGCAAAAAAGATGTAAAACCATATGGGGTGGTTTTAGAATGTCCATGGAGATGCGATATGAAAGAGTTTAATAAACAGATGGAGACAGATTTAATGTTTAAGCAAGAGATAATATCAAATAATTTAAAAATGTGTTCTGTTGATAATGAAAATATTGATTGCGGAGGTTGTGTTCCGTTGCGTATTTTTGACTAACCATCATAACAACACTATGAACAAAACATCGAAAATAATATTTCATGATCACCCGCCGTCATATTAATCATGTCACATTTACCTATATCGGCATTTTTTACATAAAGTATAAGATTACTTTTTTTTTCATTACTACTTTTATACGAAGTGAATAATTCTTTTATTCGTTTTTCATCTGTATATTTTATTTTTTTAAACACAATATAGTAAACATTCAGTAGAGTTTTATCGGGCGTATTATTATCAATACACTTTTGTTTTTCGAATCGAGTAATATGATATTTATTCATATTTTCCAAAAGAGGAAAATATGTATCACATTCATAATCATTATCTATATAGGTAATATAATACTTCGATAGTTCTGTATTCATCTTGTGTTTTATAAATTCTTGATATACCGACGAACCCCCTATAATCCAAATGTCATTAAAATTACATGAAACTGATTTCATTTTTGATATTTTCTCTCCTTTCTCTCCTTGACCATAACATAAATTCATTGCATCGTCAATAGACGATGAGAATGCAATGTCGCGTTGATCCAATACTAGCAACCTTTCGACATTTCTAGTAAGAACTATATTAAATCGACAAGGAAGAGGTTTATATTTTTTAGGTAACGAATCCCACGTGTTTCGACCCATGATTACTACATTTTTTTTATCCCCATCGCCTAGATAGTTCCCTGATGTTTTTTTAAAGAAGTAACTCATATCCTCTGATATTTTCCAAGGAATTTTATTGTTAAATCCTATACCATTATTTTTACACATTGCAACGATTAGTTTTACACTCATTTAGTATTATAAACACGACTTTAACGAGAGACAGATATATTTACTATATAGTAAATAAACTATGATACTTTTAATATAGTAAAGATTAAATTAAAGATTACGGATTATATTAAAGATTATAGGTATATATAAGATATTATATCTTATATTATATCTTATATATATTATATATAATAGCCATATAGCCATATAGCCATAATGCGGGATAGAATAAAAAAAGATATATTTAAAGTAGCTTATATAAATAATAAAAGAGACGAAACAAATAATCAAATCCCGGATAAAGTAGTTATTTTTTATGGAAAAACAGATCCACTAACAAAAAGAAATTGGGAAATCACAGAAGACGAACTAAAGCGGCGTTTTACTGCATTTATCGCTACAGATCCACAGAAGCTTGTTCAATATCTGGAAAACGAAGACTTGGCGAGAGAATTAGAAAAATTAGAAAATGTTGAACCAGAAGAATTACAACAACAAGAAGAAGTAATACAAAATCTAATTCTTTTTCAAAAAATTTTTAGTTACAATGAAATAAAAAATATTGTAAAATTTAATATAGATACCATATTTTCGTTTGAATGTTTATATGGAGATGACACGATTGAAACTATTAAAAAAAAGATTATAGCGAATATTAAACTAGAAAAACCGATATCATTTGATGAAGTATATCTTTTTTCCAAACAGGGGATAATGTATACGCCGACGCAACTATATAATAAGTTATCCAACAACGATACAAAACTTGTTACTAAAAAATCACTTATCGACTTTCTAACAAATTCGCATAGAAACAATCTTAAACAAGAATGCGAACTTATTTTACACGCTGATATCGAAGAGCTGAAAGATACATACGCCTATGACGATATTATAGAGCTTTTTTACAAGTATAAAAGTGCAGATATAAAAAGAGCAATCGAAGGCGTCGGTGTCGGTGAGGGGGTCGGAGAGGGTGTTGAGGGTGTTGAGGGTGTTGAGGACGACGATGAAGAAGAACTGCTTCTACAAGAGTTACCAATTATTGAAGATATTCCCATAGGACAAAAATTCGTATATCATCGCGAAGAGATTGTTTATAATGTTAATCCATTTAATGTAAACGAAATAGACCCATTTATCAAAGAGCAAGGTAAAAATATAATTTCAACAACAAATAAACAAATTCTGCTCGACTATGAACCGATCATATGTCAAACTATATTTTTATGTTTAGCTGAAGATGTTTTAGAGTATGTAGACGTAGTAGAAACAAGCGAAAGCGAAAGCGAAAGCGTAAGCAGAGTCCTCGCACCGAAAGATATGATCCAAATATACTTTCCCTATTTGGCTGAGAAAGAATTATTCACAATAAGCGACTTGCAAACACATAGACAAGAATTATTATCATCAACGGAGGAATTAATACAAGACAAAAACTACAAGGATATTACTGACAGCGTAAATCTATTTTACGAAGCATATTATCAAAGAACCACAGATCTACCATATATGACAAATGGAATTTACTCAATCGACTTTGAAATAAAACCAGACAATGTTTTCAATGTTCCGATTGATATGTTATTTAAAATTATACATACAAATGATGAAAAACCATTAATCAAATTAACAAGAGGAAGATTTGAAGAAAAAATGTATCGCCTATACGCAAATCGTATTGCCGAAAATGGCAAAAGAATTCCTTATTTAAAAATAAGTGCAATAAATAAAATAATAAAAGAATCAACAACCGAAAGACGTCTGGCGATTATTATTCATTGCATTTATTCCATACAGAACGAAGAAGGAGAAGTAGTAAAAGATTATATCATTCCAATACGTTGCGAATTTGATACACGTGGAAGTATATTTATTTCATTCCAAGTTGAACAACCTGTTACCGATAGAGAGGCAGAAAATATAATAAAAGAAAGCGTTAATCCAGTAATTAACGAAGTTGCTATATTTTTGAGTCAAAATGGTTATACTATGAATTTATTTGAAGATTTATACCATAAAAATGTAGTCATTCGTGAAATAAAATATAAATCGGTTTTAAATTTACCTCCCAAATTCAAATTAGATATTGCAAAAAATATTAGCTGCATATCAAGTATTTTCAATATCATAAACTACAACGAGTCTCAGCGTGTTATTATGAGATACAAACGTGTTTCAAATTATAATGAGTTGGAAGGTCGCGAGGCATTTATTGTTGAACTATTTTTAAAATCCAGTTATCAAGAAGATGTAATACGCGGACTAATGGAGAATTTCAAAATAACACACGCTCAGGCACTAAAAGATGTGACAGAATTATTAGACAGAATGCAACTTTCGGAATTAAATAAGAAAATGCGAATAAAACTAAATACACATCCGGGATTTTTAACAACTATCACACTTTTGCAAATAAGCACATCGGGCAATTTAAAAATTGAAGTTGAGAATATAGACAATATATATTATTTGGACCATGTCGAAAAGATGATTGACTCTCTAATCCGCATACTTCAAAATAAAAAAACCGAACCTATAACCAATATACCACATGAAGAAATAGAAAAGTTATGCCATACATTCACAGGTCCTGATGGATTAAAAAGTAAAAAGGAAATAAAAGAAGTGAAAGAGTTTGTGATCCATGGAGACAAATCAGTGCTTACCGATGTAGCAGTATCCGGCGAAAATGATGCAGATGAAATAATATTTGATTTTGAAAATTTACAACAAACACAAGAAGGAGATAATCCAATAGATGATATTGATTTTGAAAATTTACTACTTGGGAATTTATCAGATGAAAGCGAAGGCGAAGGCGAAGGCGGCGAAAGCGGCGAAAGCGGCGACGAAAAAGACCCTATGATGGCGGAACCGGAAGCATTGGTAACAAGCGAACCCGAAGAAGCACCAGTGGCAGCACAAGCCACGATAGCAGCAGTAAAAGAAAAAACACCATCACCTGCATCTTCTGAAGAATCTGGTAGTCCCGGAATCGATATTGAAAATATAGAAGGGTTATCTAGTTCTGAAAGCGATGGTTCCGAAAGCAAAGAGAGTGACGCAGGATTTGATATTGAAAATATACAAGGATTATCGGATGATGAAAGTGGTAGGGGTAGCGATAGCGATAGCGAACACAGCGGAGGTGCAAGTGACACTGAAAGCGAAGAAGAGGAAGAAAAGGAAGAAGAGGAAGAAGACCTTCCCGAAATCGAAGAAATTAAACCAATTGGTAGTGATGTTTCACCTTCTTCCCCAGAAGAAGAGGTAGCGATATCGGCGTTGCCCCCTAAAAAATTAAAAACATTAGGAAAAATTAGTATTGGACAAAAAGCACCAGCAGTAAAAGGAAAAGGCATGGGAAAAAGCATGGCACCTATTCGCATGCCTGTTTCGGGACCTGATTCAAGTTCAGATTCAGATTCAGATTCAGTTTCGGAGTCAGAATCCAGATCCGGACCAGAACGCGGGCGTGTTGAACAAGATATCACGGGGGCGAGTTTGTCAAACCCCAATCCTTTTTTTAAACGTCTTGCAGCATATGATCCTGTTTTGTTTCGTAGCCGTCCTGGTGTAAAGGAGTATTCGCGGTCATGTCCCTGGAATGTAAAACGACAACCTGTTATTTTAACAAATGAAGAAAAAGAACATATTGATAAAAACCACCCCGGATCATATAATAGAGCAATGAAATATGGATCATCTAAAAGCAAGAACTTCTGGTATATATGTCCGCGGTATTGGGATTTGCGGCGAAATGTAAGTTTGACAAACGAAGAAGTTGAAAAGCTAAAACAACGCGATGGAGATATTGTTATTCCACCAGGTGCGAAAAGCGTTCCAGCAGGAAAATACATCTTTGAATTTAAAGACAAATATCATATTGATCCATCTACAGGAAATTACAAAAATTTATCGCCGGGATTTATTGACAGCAAAGAAAGCGCGGGTAGTGAATATTGTATCCCTTGTTGTTTTAGTTCCGAAAATTTTATAAAGGATAAACAAAATTTACAACGTCAAGCATGCGGGTGTCCGAGTATTACTGCACATAATGCCCAAAATCCAAACTCGTTCAATTTTGAATGCCAGGGGAAACAAAAAGCGTTTTTAGCTAACCCCGTCCCACGTATGAGAGGTAAATTTGGTAGTTTGAAGGCATTATCCATGCAAGTATCTGAACCGGATTTTAAACAAGCAGATGAAGAAGACGCCGAGCTGCGGGCACACGAGGATGCAGAAGCAAAACTCGACCAACCCTTTCCAGGGTTAAAACCATCACGCCCCTCTTCTCTTAAAAAATTAACGTCGTTGCTGCGAAAAGAAGAACTAGAAAAAGCGACCCAACAAGGAGAAGATTTATCAGTTATTAGCGAAGGCGAAGAAGGCCAAGAAGGCCAAGAAGACGAACCACTTGTCACAGAAAAAGAGTCAATGTCCGCCTATACGCCTACGCATACTATAAGTGAAGGCGATACATCAGATTTAGAAAGCATGATGAGTCGCGATCGCGAAAAAATACTTGAAAAAGAATTCGTCGTCATGGGTCCTGAACGAAATACCGAATTACCCGCCGAATCATATGGTTATTTACTACCACAATTGCAATTATTTTTTACACATAGTTTTAAAACATGCACCATTAACGATAGAAGCACCATGTTAAAACCAAACGTGTCGTGTTTGATACAAAAGGGTGTTCAACCAGGTGAAGTTAAAAATATAAAAACATATAAATCTGTAAATAAAAAAAACTATACTATAATAAAAAAGGAATTTATATATTATAATAAAAACCAAAGTTTTATTGGGGCAATTGCGGATATTTATAAAAAATATATTGAACACGCGAGTGGGGCAGGAGCAGGAGCAGGAGCAAGACCTGTTAAAAAGATTTCAATTTCAAAAATGAAACAAATTATAGTCGATGCCATCAATATTGATTCTTTTATGACATACCAAAATGGTTCGCTTATCGATACATTTAGTTTGAAAAAATACCAAAACCCCGACACCGACCTAGATAATGAAGGTATAGACGACTATGACTACGATGCAAAAAGCGACGCAGAGTCGTTGTTTAATGAACCGGGTATGGGTGATATAACACCTAGATCAAATGTGTCTGAAACATTTGACCAAGAAGTGAGTGGAGGGGCAGGAAGCGATGACGAGGAAGACAAAGGTGGAGAAGAAAGTGAAGATCTAGAGTTGACTAGTTTTTTTAATCCTGCGACTGCGTCAGAAGCAGAGTCGCCAGAAATTCAAAACATAACAGGAATTGAAGCTTCTACTTCTCCAACCGAAGAAGAAGAAGAAGAAGAAGAACGTCCAGCCACATCACCAGCACCAACATCGGCACCGGCATCGGCACCCATTCCGTCACCAAGTCCTTCACCTCGCGTATCTGAAGTATCCATGCGAACACAACCACAGCCATTACAAGAGAAGAATTGTATTGTCGACGATACACTATTTAAGTCGCTTATCAAAAGTTCCAAGTTCAAATATAAAGATTCAGCTATTTTTAGATCCATCAAAGATAAAAGCTATAACGTGGACGACCCCCAATACGTATTTTTCAAAAAGCTGGTATGTTCATATGAGAATTTTATTCGTTATATAAAAAGCAAGAAGGCGTATATCGACTATGAATTCTTATGGGATATAATTAGTCGCCCTAATCCGAAACTATTTGTCACCGGATTGAACCTCGTTATTCTACAAATATCAAATCGCGACATTACAAACAATATAGAGGTATTATGTCCTACAAATCATTATGCAAAAGACTGGTTTGATGATAATAAGAAAACTGCAATTTTAGTAAAACGAGAGGTTAAAAATAATATCTTTTTTGAACCGATATACGAAATCCTGAATATAAAACCGCGTGTATTTAATAATTTATTTACCATGAAACCAACGGCAGGTGCGGGTGCAGGTGAACTGACAACAACGAGACTATCCCAGATACCCGCAACAATTCGAAAGATTCTTACAAAGATTAAAAGCGCCTACGATAGTCAGTGCAAGCCATACAATAGTATTCCACGCGAAGGCACCCCCAACGCATCTAAGAAATTCACCAAATTATACGAGTTTGATAGAAACCTCACTTTGGAAGAATTGAAACCTCGTCTTGTGCGCGGGAATTTCAATATTTTAAACCAAATTCTAAACTTTGATGGTAAGGTGATCGGCGTGTTTATCGAAGAACAAGAACAAGAACAAGAACAAGAATCACAAATGTCTGGAACGATTATGTGCGAACCATCGGCAATTGATCCATCTATTGAACAAATCAACTATATCGACGACGAATCACTATGGAAAACATACGATGAAACGATTATTTTTCTCAACCATGTATACGATAAAATAAAAATCCCATGCAGACCACGCTTTAAAGTAATTGATGATGGCAAAATTGCAGGCGTTATAACAGAAACCGACCAATTTATATCCATTAAAATAACAGATGAAGAAAGTGTGCAAACCGAAGGCATGTTTGATATTCCTGTATTAAATGCAAGTGATTATAATATCGCTGACTCCGAAATCAATACACACCTAAAAGTCGACCCACAGCGCGAGAAGTACGTAAAGTATATTTATCTTGAAAATAACTTTTACAACGTTTTTCGCAACATAGTAAGAATACTCATAAACAAATACGAAAACAATCAAGTCAAAGAAAATCTACTAGCCCTTATAAAACAGACAGATGCTGAAATGCCATATACATTAAAACTTGCAAATATACAAACCGAAATCCGGCGTCTTATCTCAAAATACATAACATTTGACAGCATGCACTATACGGATGCAGTTTTGGAAAGTATCGGCGAAGTCACTACAAGTTGTTTAACGAGTTTAAATAAAAACCCCGATAAGTGCAGCGAAACAAAGTATTGCGTAAAAGAAACAGACGATACAGGACGATGTAAGATGGTAATTCCAAAAAGAAATCTGTTGAATCCAATGCATAACAACGAAGTCATGTATATTGCCCGACTCGCAGATGAACTTATTCGATACAATCGCATTCGCGTCTTTATGTTTGATAGAAAAATTTTCCCATTTATGAATGTCGGTTATAATCTTAGACAAGACGAAATTATTTTATCACAAACTATGCTTATTAGTGGATATTTTAATAACTTGAAACCTATGATAGAGAATAAATATGCAAACTTCAATACACACGATACTGCAGACCCAATTCTAACTGAACTATATGAAAGTATATATGATAGCCACCAAGAAGAGCGACAGATATGTTCAACAGAAATAAAACCACTTACAACAGAATATAAAAAATATTTCGATCCACCTTTACAGAATATAAAAATGTTGAAATTTATACCATCTGCTCCAATATGCACATTTGATATATTACTATTTATTTTAAGAAGCGAGGCGGCTCGAACTGGTAATAAAAAATTAGAAAATATAACGACGAATCGGCTTAAACTTATAATTCTGCAGTTTTATATTGAATGTATTGAAAATTCGAACAATGAAATAAGCATGAAAAATAATATTGCCGACATTTTTAAGTATTATGGTATGATTGAGATAGGCAAAGAATACGAGGATAAAATTAAAACAGGCGAAGATGAAGATTTCATTGAAACAATTCCATTTTTTGAGTCGTATTGGTTAACGCGATTAGATATATGGATCGTAGCAAATTATTATAAATTGCCCATTATTTTATTATACTATCCCAATATGACATTAATTGAAACACAGCAATCTTTTAGCACATTGTCTACTTACTTTTATGATACACCTGAAGTTGTTGAGTTACAAGAGGCGGATGCTGAACGCCGACGTGATCCAAGCTCAGAGTCAGAAGAATCGGGGGAAGAATCGGGGGAAGAATCGGGAGAAGAAGGACTTGCGGGTATGGGTATGGGTATGGGTGCATCGGCGGTATCCAAAAAATATATGCAAGAATATTATTTTGTCGTTGTCCCAAGAATTAAAAATGAAGGTGTTGAAATTCCGACATATAGCATCATAAGCAAAGATGATAAATATTTATTGCCTTTATCTGTAATACGCCCCAAGGTTCAGAATAAAATCATTGAAGAAATGTCAAAGCATTATGTTTTATCGTTGGATATACCAATTGCAAGCTCGATTGGCATGGACGATCTCGATAATGTATTTGAACAAGAATTGAAAAAAGACAAATTTACAGAAAATAAAGAGTGCATAGTATCCTTTGTTAAAAAATTTAACATGTATAAGTTGTTAAAAGAGAGAGAACGCAGTGTGTCTGTTTTTTCTGCAGAGTCGCAAACACCCCCACCAGAATTGGATGTAGTAGTGGGTCAGGGTGAAAATCCCGAACTATTGCTCGTAGAAGAGCAACAACTACTATCGCAAAAAAAACCACCTGCTGCACCCACCGCGGCAACGGCAAAATCTACAAAACATGTTATGCCCCCTTCGTCGCTAAAGATGGAAAAAGAAGTTGCAGAAAAAACATCCGCGCCCAAGCCCAAATCCAAGCCCAAACCTAAACCTGCAGCTTTATCTATGTTTAAAGAACCTGTGGAACAGGTAGAACAAGTAGTAACCGATGTAGCAGCAGCAGCAGCAGCAGCACTTGTTCCACCTCCTCCCCCTTCTTCCACTAAACCCCCTAAAAAACAAAGACAAAAAGGTATTGCGGTGCCTAAGCTTAACCTAAACCCCGTTGAAGAAGATACACCCCCTCAACCCCTATTATTGCCAACATTCCAATCGAAAAGCAAAGGCAAAGGTAGTCTTACAAAATTAAAACCTATTTCTGTTAGTTCCTCGGCTGGACCAGCATTGCTTCAAGAACTGCAACAACAGGAAGAAGAACAAGGTAAAGAAAATGAGGAATAAAAATTGAATAAAAATTGAATAAAAATATAATTATAATTTTCTAATTGATTATAATCATATATAAGCGTGTATTGTATTGTATTGTATTGTATATGTTCGCACACGCGTATCTATCTAAAATCCGGCGTCGTAGCTCATCATTACATTACCCAGATTCTCCTTCTTTATATTTGATATTGTTGCATTCATTGACAGATTATGAATCGAACACACGTCATCCGGATTCTCCATTTCAAACGCCGCATCAATCTCATCATTTGCATCCATAACATTATATTTTGACTCGCCGCTAAATTTCATCATCTTATTCATATCCAGCAATACTTGAAAGCAGCTTGTGCCAAAGTAGCCCTCTTGTCCGCACATTACATTCGCAGATACACCCCTCATTTCATCCAATTCGGCATGTCTCGCCGCTTTTAAAAACATCTCCGGCGTTTCCTCAAACGATGCTTTCGCAATAGGCCCAATATCGTCGTTGTTGATTCCGTGCCGAAAGATTGAAACCATGTTTGCACTTGCGGTCATTCTATCCGCCAACATAATCAAGTGGTGGTAATTAATATATGTATTGTCAAACTCCAAAACCTCCGAAAGCTCGGTAAATATAGCTACACGTGCTGCTTCAATTCCTAATACATTATAAATCTCCTGAATATCATTACTAATCGTTCTTGTTACGTCGATATAGTCAAGTGCCAATGCAGTAAGCAGATTTGTGCCGGTGGTATCAAGCACCCATGTCTCTTTCTTTGTATACGCGCCATCCACTTTTATAACCGAGTCTGTAATCTTTCGCAGCAATACATTTGACAACCCCTTGACACCCCGCAACACGATATTATTCAGCATATTATCTTGGAAGTTCTTGAGTATATAAATTTGGTCGGACTGATCCAGTGAAAGCACATTGTTATTTTTTTTCTTCGAATTTGTAATAATATTGTTCAAGCGAATCCGGAAAACCAAATTGTCCGAATTGTAGTCCGCATACATACATGTCACTTCGCTGCCATACGTATTTATAAGTGCAAAGTGAACATCGTCCATGGATATTTTTCTGTCAAGCATTTCTTCCTTATTCATTGTCATTCGAATAATCCATTTTGATTTTTCATTTGGCGCTTGTTGTTGTTGTTGTTGTTGTTGTTGTTGTTGTTGCGCTTCTGTGAGAACTGCGCCACCACCTGCACTCCTAGCGCTACCTTTACTTTTATTCAATGGCATCGACGTCGAAACACCTGTTGATACTAATTCCTCCACCAATTCTTCACCTTCGCCGGCCTCGCCACCAACAGGCGCCATCGTCGTCATGCATTCATCTACCATCTTTTCAAACTCAAAATACTGCGTCATTACTTCCTTGTCTTGTTCAATAAGCGTGTTCATATCATCAGGGTCAAAGCAAATCTCAACCATTTCGACTATTTCGGCCAAAATCGTAATCTCAACACTCGGGATTTTATCGCGCACCAAATCTTTATCAGTTTCTTCGTCCTTCTTCATATAAATCGTAAGCGACGGGTTCTTCGTATTTTCGGACAATGACAGAATCTCTTCAATACGCGGCACACCACGCGTGACATTCGACTTCGATGCAACACCAGCGCTATGAAATGTATTCAGTGTCAATTGCGTAGTAGGTTCTCCAATACTTTGTGCGGCAATCATACCAACCATCTCACCCGGTGCAACGATTGCACGTTTATACATGAGCACTATCGTGTCGAGTAATATAGTAAGTGCCTTCTTGTTAAAACGTTTCACTACCAGCAAATCCTTTGGGGACAAATAGTAGTAATACATCGCCTTGAATAAATCAGTCGGGGGCGCATAATGCAGGCTTTCCAATTCTTTATACTTCTCCTCGATCATATCATACACATCGATGGGTGTAATATCCACCATTGAGTTCTTTGTAATATTTTGCATTCCCTGCACGTTATTGATAATATGTATAAAACAAACAGGCATGTGCACACCCTTATTGTCGCGCATTTTAAATACGTTCTTCACGATTTCGTCGCGGTATTGAATCATCATATCCGTATAAAATTTCGTCTTCATTTCCAAGTCCTTGACATGTTTTTTCATACGTGTAACTGCGGTTTTTGTAAACACCGACATCAGCACGCCATCTTTGTCCTCTTTTGTTGAAACATAGTAGTGCGCATATATTTCTTCGAGCGACATGGCGACGATCGGAATCACCTGGTTTTCAACTTTTATCGTGTCAAATCCGTCATCGCCATATGAGAATTGGACGATTCTTTCTTTGTTATTTCTGACAGACATGTCATAGCCGATTTTCAAATCCTCCAAACCTTTGATTAAACGGCGCTGGATATACCCTGTGGTAGACGTGTCGCGCACTTGCAAACCATTCGCCAATCCAAAGTTGAATGTTCCGGGAATAGTCAAGTCATACATTTTAGGATAAAGAGCTGGGTCTACCTTTTCAATTGAAATAATTTTATCGAGAATTGCATCATTTTTGTAAATAGTATTATCAAGTTTATCTGACCATACAATACTTTTCATTTTATTATTTTTTATTTTATGTAATAATTCAATTTTTTCCGAAAATGTTTTTCCATTATTAGAACGAATCGATAACCGATATGATGGTTTAATATTTAATGTTCCAATATTATTCTTTTTGTTTTGTGTTTTAAATATTCTAGCATAAACACCAATACGCGAACATAAGAATGCAATATCCTCCGTAAGTCTCGTTGATGCAGATGATGACTCGATGGAATTTTTAGATATGTATCCATCTCCTGAAATATAACCACTCAGAATACCTTTCGCAAATTCAATATTTGAAATGTATGCTTCGTCAGGTATATGTTTATTTTCTGAACCATGACCAACCATTTTTGTAATAAGGCTTGACATAACCGAGGAGTTACCACATATAGTTCTAGTTGTCCCACCAATTTTATTAGTTTTTGTGCTTTCCAAGAACTTTATATTAAATTTAGAAAACCAGTTTTTAACAAATTCAATAATTTCATCATCCAAATTAGTGATATATATGCTATTATCATTGATATTTCCTTCTGATATAAATAATCCAATAAACACACCATTTTCATAGTTTAATTCAAACGTATCTTTAACATGTGCGTGTTGTCTTGTTCCATGAAATGGATAAACACAATCTTTTTTAATTTCCGTAATGTTGGAACGTGAAACTGCGCGTTGTAATTTAGCTTTGCTATCAAAGGGAAGTATAAATGTATTATTATTGTTTTCATTCCACCAGTTAGTCTGAATTTTTTTCTTATCTTCCATTGCAACTTCCATCAGTGATACCGCGGTATGAAGCTCACTTCCATAAACATATTCTGTCTTTGATAAATATTTTTCTAATTTAATTTCATTTAATTCAATAATACCATCATTATATTGTCTCGCCACGGGAACATAGTCACCTATTTTAACATCACCTGTATATTCTTCTCTAAACTGGCCAAGTTCGCTATTCCATATAAGAAGCGACTTATTTTCTGTTACAATAACACTTCTTCCACCATGTGTTTTAATCTTGTATAATACCTCTCCCGGGTCGTGTCGTGTTACTGCGCTAATAGTTTCCCATGAGATATTTCCATCGTAGTCCATCGTTATTATCTTTGCAGGATTAGACAATTCAAGATATTCCATATTTTTTTCTTCCTTATACTGAATTCTTTCACGATCTTCCATTTTAGTATCAATCCATTCACCAATTTTAACATATTTTGGAGTATCATTTTCAATTACAACGATAGGCGTCTCCCAGGTTACAGACTTAACGGCCGTATCAATGAGACCAATACGACCAGCCATAGCGTGAAAGAACAACTCTTCGGGGCGCAACCCACTAATAAACGAGCTTTCTACAAATCCGCGCGCATCTGGTGAGTCATCGTATTTGGTAAAATGCGGCAGCGTCCTGCTATCAAATCCATACGGAATACGTTTGCCATCAATTGCCTGTTGTCCCAAGCACGACGTCATTTGCGAAATATTGATTTCAGAACCTTTCGAACCAGCAGTTACCATCGTAACGAATCGATTATCTTTACTCAAAGATTCAATACCAATTTTACCGGCATCATTAATTGCCTTGTTTAGAATATTCGACACCTGATTCTCAAATTCGACGTCATTTGTTTTTCCCGTCTTGTTGTCAAACACACCAATATGCAGTTGGTCAATCAAGTTATTGACATCCGTCTTCTTCGATGTAATGACGTTCGCGATTTTGTTGTTTGTCTCAGCATTTGCAATCAAGTCGCTGATTCCGACACTATATGCGCTCACTTTCATATACTCTGTAATAATATTCTGCAAGTCATCAATAAACTTCGCGGATGTCATGTTGTTGAAATCGTTGCACGTTCGGTGAATCAGTCCATTTGTGCCTGACCCAAGCACCGCCTTGTCCAGTTGTCCGCGTGTATATTTTCCGTCTCGTATTTCCAGCACATTGTTTGATGTATTGTAGTCATCTCCGTCTTTGAACTGCTTCGTTTTGTATTTGAGTGTAATCGGTGGCATGATCTGTGAAAGAATTTCAAAGTTGGAAATCACACCATCTGCAGTATTCGTAAACAGACTTTCGTTGATTGTTTGCAGCGCCATTAGTAAATTCATTGCTGCGCGGTTGTCAAATTTCACTCCGACGCGTGTAAACTGATACGACCCAAGCAGCGAATCCTGAAAGATACCAATAATCGACTGATTGTTTGCAGGACTAATAATCTGGAATGGAACTGCTGCCAAATTCTTCAATTCTGCCTCGGATTCCTCATCTTGTGGCATGTGTAAATTCATTTCATCTCCCGATGAATCCCCCATGTTTCCAAGGGGGATGGACTGTATCTTAAGCAAGTTCAGGATGGCTAATCCGTCATAACTCACCAACACCCGTTCAGTCTCTGAGTGCCTTCCATAGTCTACCAAACGACATTAGGAAGTAACACTGCGGATTGCCCAATTCTTTGACATTATTACCATTGGGTTCGGCTATTAACCGAGTTCCCCCATTATGTTTCCACTATGGGGTGGTAGTCAAAGACTCTAAGGGGTTTCCCGCATCAAGGTGTTTCGCCAAATGATTCTTTAATTTTATAATAAATTCTTTTGCACTTTGTTTGCTTTCTTCTAAAGGAATATGAACACCACCAAAATCTGCTTTACATTTTTCAATGTAGACATACCAACCATACTGCTGACTATTTCTGCTTAAAGGTTTAATATATTTTTCAATATCATCATCAATATTGTTGATATATTTAAACCTTTCCGCTTTTTTATCTTTGAAATAATTAATAACACCAATGGACAATCTTTTCTTACTTTCGTCACTATGAGTAAATACACTACCACCAATTTTGAGATTATATCCACTTGGATATAAACTATTTAATTCTTTGATGTAGTGTATTTCTCTTTCATCAGAATTTTCCGTTTCACAACATTCAATTAACTCAACCACAAAATCAAATACACCATATTTTCGTATGGCATTATTTAAATAATGTGATTGATTTTTTTTAGTTGAGAAAGCTTCTGAAATGTGACATCTAAATCTTCCTTCATGTCCATATGGTCTATATCTTTTATGGTTTAATATATGAGAAACTGCTTGTCCTACATATATCTTACCATTTGACAGATTAGTAATTTTATAAATTTCGCAATATCGTTCGGTTGGGTTGTCTAAAATTTCTTTTGATAGTTTTTGGCATTTTGATGGTTTCATTTATATTCCTAAATATTTTATATTTAAGCAATTTGTGTTTGAATCATTTGACTAGGAGGTAGCACGCTTTTAACGCCTCCTGTTTTCGACAGAGACTTTATCGAAATCCGCATTATAGGGTTTGGTATCACCGACATTCATTCGAAATGTATCACCCTGATACATCACTTTCGCAATATGACACATCATACTCATTCTATGCAGTGTAGGCTGACGATTAAACAAGACACCATCGCCATCCATGATGTGACGATGAACGATGTCGCCATTCTCGATCCGGATATTTTCGCGGTCCGCATACCGCAGTGAAATATTTTCGCCGTTTTTCTTTTCCAATATTTTAGCACCGGGGTATTCATCCGGACCATTCCGCACCAGTTTCAGCAGGAAGTTTTTGTTCATTTCATTCACCGAAATCGGTTTCGTAATATTCTTCGCAATCTTCAAGGGAATTCCAAGTTCGCGGATCGACAAATTGGGATCGGGTGTAATTACGGAACGCGCCGAAAAGTCAACACGTTTTCCCATCAAATTGCCCCTTACACGCCCACCCTTTCCATTCAGTCTGTCCATGATCGATTTGAGCGGACGCCCAGAACGTTGCGCGACTTGTCCTACACCGGGAATATTATTATTGATTTGCGTCGCGATATAATACTGCAAAACGTCATGCCATCCGTCGATAACTTTTTGCGCGGCTTTTTCATTTATTTTTTCTTGCAACGTTTTATTATGTTTTATAATATTTACCAGAATATGACTGATATCGTCTTCACTTCGTTGTTGACCATCCATTTTAATTGAGGGGCGAACTGCAGGCGGCGGAACGGCCAGCACCTGACAAATCATCCAGTCGGGGCGAGAGAATTGCGGACTGAACCCCATGAACGAAACGTCTTCATCAGATATACGCCGAAATATTTTCAAAACGACTTCGGGTGTCAAATGCATTGTAATACTTTTCTTCGCACCTGCACCCGCACCTGCTGCTTCCGCGCCACCCCCGGCGCCACCCCCGGCACCGGCACCAGCACCAGTTTCTTCTGTTTCATTGCTTTCCCATTCCGCAATAATCGTTGCGATATCTTGTTTTTTGATTCTTTTGGGCTGCAAGCACCCGCATCCGTCGTGTGTGTCATCACCACATCGCTTAACCTTACTGCAATATTGAAAAACACTACCCCACCTTTTGTCAGGTTTCATATCCATAAATCTGCGATTAGACTCTTTGTCTATCAGAAGTTTGCTACACTTGATGCAGACACAACTCAATATTTTTCGAATCGTAGTCAAATACTGAATATAGAATACAGGTCGCGCCAACTCAATATGTCCAAAGTATCCTGGCGTTTGCATATAGTCTAAACCATCTGTTGGACAAATAAGACCAGGTTCTAGGACACCCATGCGTGCATCAAATGGTCCACCGACCACTGGCCTATTATTATCATATGTATTTCTGTCGGTAATATGTGCGACCGACGACTTTCTTATCTCGTCCGGCGACATGATACTGAATTGGATTCCAATGATTGGTGAAACATTTTGAATTGCTGTTTTTGATTGACCCTTTTGTGAGAACATTCTTTTCCTTCTTATATTAATAGAATAATATTTAGATTGTTTATCAATTTTCTTAATTAGAAAATATAATAATAAATAGACAATTCGATATCTGAACGAATTAAAGAATTAATGATTAACAGGTTACTAAAAATGTGAAATAGTTTAACTATAACTCAATCATAGATAGTTAAACTATGTTTTGTATTTCATGTCATAGTAGTTGTCAATCTTATTACCAAATTACGTAACGTTATACGAATGTTGAATTATTTATTATTATATTTTCCCTTTTTTTATACTTTTAAATTGAAGGATATAAAAACATATTTATATACTATATTAAATTCATCATAGCTATACGCGAGACGTTTTATTACGCTTCAACAACAACAACCATGCCTTCGTCTTCAAGTTCTCCCAATGTCAATATGATCGTCTTTGAAAAATCAAAGACGTCTAAAAAGGAAAATGATAAACGTAAATATAAAAAATCAAATGACTCGGGTGGAGAAAATAGTACAGGTGACAATGACAATGACAATGATAAAAGTGATTCCGAGTCAATAGTTCATGGAAAGAAGGGACGCAAAAATAAATCAAATCGCGGAAAACGCGCCAACGCCAATGCTAGTGGTGGACCAGCGTCAAACGATAAGGGGCAAGAAGAATTTGATATGCAAGAATATAGAAAAATGCTCGCTGATATGTTTCCATCAAAATATACATCTAAAAGAGTTGAAAATATCGAAAATAGCAAAGAACGCATGGTTGAATCGATTTGCAAAGATCTGAATCTTGAAACACAAGATAAACACCATCGCGAATCTAAACCATCAAAAAATACCGAAAATAAAAAAGGTAAGAATGCTGGTTCGGCTGAAAAGAATACGAACATCAGCAAGACTACTGATAAGAAGGGTGAAAAAGTTGACAAGGGCAAGGGCGACAAGAACGAGAAGAACGACAAAAATAAATACAATACCAGAAGTAAGTCCAAAAAACGTGGGTCAAATAACCCCGAACCCCCGTTATCATCGACGGAAGAAGATGAAGAAGATGGTTCGGATAACCAATCATGGCATACGGACGATGAATCTGGATCAGGGTCGGGGTCGGGGTCGGAGTCATCTACGTCTACAAGCACTACATGCACGGACGAAAGCGGAGATGAGGCGGGCTTCAATGAATTTGCAAAAGACCAATTGAAAAATGGGAAGTTCAATATCGTAATTAACTTGATGGATGACAAGAGGCATCGCTCGGATTCTGATTCTGAAAACGACTACGACGATGACGATGACGATTCGGAATACGATTCTGACGACGAGGACTATGATAGCGACGACGACGGCGAAAGTGAGTCTGACAACGACCGCGACTCAGATTCAGATTACGAACCGAGTGAAACAAGCGAAGAAACTGAACTATATGACCCGAAGCACAAGCATGGACGCGGGCATGGACATGGGCAAAAGCATCACGGCAAAGATAAGGGTAATAAAAAAGATGAACGTGTTGGCGGTGGCAGTGGTGGTGGTGGTGGTGGTGGTGGCGCCGAATCTCTTGAAACAATTTTGCGAATCAAGCAACAAATGGAGGACATTTTGAAAGTCAACAAACACGACAGCATTGCACGCGAAACACTGCAAAGTATGATTCGCAAAGAGAAGGAATTCAAGGAACGCGAAGAGCTGAAGTTGCGCAGTCATAAGAAGAAACATGTGAAAAATTTCAAGAAACTGCTTCGTCAGAAGAACTCGACCAACGACCTCAAGTATTTCAAGCAACATTTGTCAATGGATGAACAAACTGCAGTATTGAGCGAGTTGCAGTGTCTGAACAAGCTCACGATTACGGATAAACCATACCGCCTGGCACTTTTGCAGTCGAATATTCCTAAAGAATTTAAAGCAATTGCGCTGAAAAAAATCACAAACTTGCGTCGCATGGAGCCAGGTGCCGGTGAGTATTATAAAATCAAGAATTGGGTCGACACCTTTATGCAGATTCCATTTGGCAGAATTTCGAATCTGCCGCTTACGATTTCGGATGGAATTGAGAAATGCCATGAATTTATGGAAGATGCAAAGTCAAAATTGGATGGTGCAGTATATGGCCTAAACGACGCAAAAATGCAAATCATGCAAATGCTTGGGCAATGGATTTCAAATCCGTCAGCAATGGGCACTGCAATTGCAATTAATGGTCCGATGGGGACGGGCAAGTGTCACACATTTGATACCCCTATCTTAATGCACGATGGTTCAATTAAGATGGTGCAAGACATAGTTGTGGGCGATAAAGTTATGGGAGATGATTCAAAGTGCAGGAATGTCTTATCACTGGGTAGAGGTGAAGACGAGTTATACGACATCGTCCATTCAAATGGAGAAAAATATGGTGTAAATTCAGAGCACATTATGTGTTTGAAACAATCGGGAATGAATATTATAAAAAATGTAAAGACGAAATCAGGAGAAACTAAATACAAAGTGTGTTACTTTGACAAAAATGATTACAAACAACACAGCAAACGATTCAGTGACCAAACAGAAGCAGAAAGATACTTACATGATATGAAACTTGAGCATGATTATATTGAAATCCCTGTAAAGACATTACTAAAATTACCCAAGTATATCCGTGTAAACTTGAAGGGATATAAGAGAGGTGTCGAGTTTTCGAGAAAAAATGTGCCATTCGACCCCTACATTATTGGCGCTTGGTTAGGGGATGGAACTTCATCTAAATCAGAAATTACTAACCAGGATGCTACTATTCTACACTATTTGAAAACAGAACTTAAAAAATATAATTTGAATTTGGTGCACAGGGACAAGTATACCTATGGTATTTCATACGACATGCACGAACATGATACTAGAAATAACAAGAATAAGTTTCTCCAAGTATTAAAGGATTTCAGTCTCATCAACAACAAACACATTCCAGACGTTTATAAAATAAATGATAGGCAAACACGTCTGGAACTTCTTGCCGGAATTATCGACACGGATGGTTCTTATTGCGATAACTCAAAAGGATATGACATCATTCAAAAGAATAAAGTTTTAGCGGACGATATATTATTTGTGGCTAGGTCTCTCGGGTTCTCGGCGAATATGAGTCAGTGTGAAAAATATTGTATGTATAAGGGCGAAAAAAAGACGGGAACATATTATAGAATGCATTTGTCGGGTGATAACTTGTCTTCCATTCCTGTAAAATGCCCGCGAAAAATGGCTAAAACCGAGCGTGTGATTAACAAAGATAGTATGGTTATGGGTATTACGATAGAACCACGCGGGTGGGGGAAATACTATGGATTCGAGTTGGACAAAAATCACAAGTATTTGCTCGGTGATTTTACGATAACGCACAACACGAGTCTTGTGAAAGAAGGAATTAGCAAGATTTTGAACCGCGAGTTTGCGTTTATTCCCCTCGGTGGTGCGACGGATAGTAGTTATTTGGAGGGGCACTCGTATACATATGAGGGCAGCACATGGGGTAAAATCGTGGATATTCTGATACGCTCCAAGTCGATGAATCCGGTGATTTACTTTGACGAGCTGGACAAAATTAGCGAGACGCCAAAGGGTGAAGAAATTATTGGAATCCTGACGCACTTGACGGATACATCACAGAATACACAATTCCACGACAAGTATTTCGCCGAGATTGATTTCGATTTGAGCAAGTGTTTGTTTATATTCAGTTACAATGACCCGCTGAAAGTCAATCCTATTTTGATGGACAGAATGTATAAAATCAAGACGTCGAGTTACTTGGTGAAGGAGAAAATAGTGATTGCGAACCAGTATTTGATTCCGAAGATTCGCTATGAGGTCAATTTCAAAGAAGGAGATATTGTTATTCCTGATGCTACGCTGAACTACATTATTGAAAATTATACGGACAAGGAATCTGGTGTAAGAAACCTGAAGCGATGCATTGAAATTATCTATAAGAAACTCAACCTGTATCGTCTTGTCAAACCTGGAACAACGCTATTTGAGAAAGAGAATACACTCGTGGTCGAATTCCCATTTCATGTTACGACCGAGGTGGTAAACAATCTCATCAAGAAAGACGACAATGGAATGAGCAAGAGTGCCATTAATATGTACTTGTAAGGGTTGCACGAGGATTTGTAAATGCGATAAATGATAAAATATAATATTTTTTTATCATTTATTTTTTTAAACCTTTGGGGGTGTTTAATGTGTCAAATTTTCTGAAAACCATAATAGTATTTTTAAACCACCATAAACTAGAATCTTTTCTTAATTTATTTTCACTTTTAATATCATTTAAGTATCCTAATTCACATATTTTTGATTTTATATATTCGGTATTTTGTTCGTTAAAGTGACCATGCCCACCTTGTCCTTTAACCGCCCAACTTAATACTATACCATATTTATTGTTATTATGTAAATTGTGTATAAAAATATCTTCAAATTGCTTAGGCAAATGCTCACCTACTTCAAGTGACATTACCCAATCAAATGGTTCGTCAAATTTTATTGGAACTGATAAATCTAATACTTTACACATATTGTTTGTTAATTTCGGGGTATGTGGGTTACCATCAAACCCAATAGTATTAATGTCATTTTCTTGAAATGTTTTTACATAATTGCCCATTCCACAACCAAAATCAACTAAACTCTTTACATTTTCAATTTTAAAAAATTTGGTTAAACTAACTCCAAGAGAAGCATCATATGCGTGCTGACAACTTGCTTCTAAACCTTCCCAATAACCATTTGCATGAATACTCATTATAATATATATATAAATACATGTTAAATATGATTGTATAAACGCAAATAAAATGGTGTTGTAAATGTCTAAAAGTGTAATATTTATTTTATAAATGATTAATCGAAACTTATTCAAAACTTATTCAAAACTTATTCAAAACTCGTTAAAGTATGCCGTATTGGTATTTTGAGGAGGAGTATGGTTTCCTCCGCGCATCATGAGGTGGTTATATTGTGGTTGGGATAAGCAGGCGCAGCCTTGGCTATTGGTGTATGTTGCAGGACAGCACTCTGAATCAAATTTTGTGTTATTAAAGAAAAATAGCTCACCTTCAGGGAGAGGTATGGGAGGGCCGCTGTGATACTTGTAGCTATCAAGTTTATTTTCATTTCCCATACCCTTGGAATATCTTAATGCATCTTTAACCCACTTGCTAAGATTCCAGCTGTCGCTCTTTGACTCGACAATATCGGCATAACCGATCGGTTGTCTAACTTCAAAGTTTTCTTTTTTTTTAGCAGGTTTTACATCCGTATTACTCGATATAAATAGTCCACCAGGAATAATCGTCCTCAGTGGTCCTAGCCCAACCCTAGACAACGGGTTTGTATCATCTTTTTTATCAGTTTTCATTCCTTCAATCAATCCATACATGTTGTTTTTTGACCCCGAAAACATCATAAATAATATAACAACTAAAACTATAACGCATACTATAGTTAATGAACAACTTTTCATTTTCATTTTATTTTGTTTATTTCTTATACATAAAACTTAGATAAAAATATTAACAAATGTATAATATTTTCATATAGTAATTCCTAAATAAAGAGAGAAATAATTATGTATAGTTAATATTTTACTATGATGATTTCTTCATTACTGATACAGTAAAAACAATAACAACGATAACCATGATTAGAACAATAACATATGACAAGGTTAAACCAATAGCAACAAATAAAAATATCGGCCCTAAAACCCAACCAATAATTGGTATAGCCGAAAATAAAACGTATAATAACCATGCGGCTATCATTGCAGCTAATGCTGCTGCTAAAAATACAAGAGCTGCGATAATAAGAATAAAAAAGAAAGACGCCATCATGTCATATGCAGTAAAAAATATATACATTATAGTTACAAGTATACCCTGACCCTGATTAAATGAATTTTTAACAAGAAGCGACAACTTTGTAATTATTGTTAATGCATTCAATGAGCGATTTCCCAATAGCCCAAAACCACCCCCAAGGGCATCTCTTAGATATAAAATAGCCCCCATTAAGCTGTTCATAGTTCCGGCAATAAGTGAAGTGGTTGCAGCTATCAGTAATGAAGCTGCTTGTATTGGTGCTAAAGCTGCTTCAACTATCTCTTTCAATAAAACACCGAAACACTCAAAAAAATTATTTGTAGCAAATTCATTCTTACTCATATTTTTTGGGTTCATAATAAATCCCGCAAATGGCATATAAAGCGGACTGCACCTATTTTCCTGCCACTTATTTTTGATTACATCCGAATTATTTTTTAAATACATATAGGTGAAATACATGCTTGTGCCTATAATTGTGAATACTGCAACGACAACAGACCCGCCATATTTATCTAAATATGTCGTTTTTTCATATAGTTTATTTAGTGCTTCGGTTAAGGGGGTATTATTTATAGTATTCATAAACTCGCCATAAGAATAAAAATTATTATTGTGACTCGCTTCTGGTACTACTGCTGATTCGGCCATAAATTATAATAGTTCTAGATTTTTTTGATTTAGATAAATTTTTAAATAAAATATTATATACAGGATACTGATATTAATGTATATAATAAATGAATAAATTTGTATTAAAATAGAAAATATATTCATTCTATCCATTGTCTCCATTCTCTCCATTCTCTATCCCCTACATCTTACTTATTTAACATTCACAAACATGTTTACCAACCTTCCTGGAACGGCATTCCATGTTGACTGAGTAGTATATGCGGCACCCTGCATAAGCGAGAATGTAGTAAAGAATACACCACCTAGTTTATTCATGATATCCTTTATTTTATTTACCATAACACCCATAAGTAGAGATATATTACCAAATATGTTAAACATCCCCATAATATTATTGCCCGTAGCACCACGCATATACGACATCATACCCATTGAGTTTTTGTTATTCTTGTTCACTTCACTCAAATTCGAAGTAGCTAGTGTATTAGCGTAGTTCGAAGGTGTAAGTAATGGTGCCATAAAACTGGCTTGCATATTTTGTATACAATATGCGAAATTTTTCATAGTATTGTGTCCAAACATGTTGGCAATCGGCATTATCATAGGGCTGCAACGATATAATGCCCAATTATCTTGAACATTTTTCTTACCAATTGCTAAAACATTTGCGATATATAGGCCGACAAATACAGATACAATAAATATTGATAATAATAAATCGGATAACTTCATGTTACACTCTATGTTTGTGGTTGTTATATATAAAATATATTATTATAATATATTTTATTTATAGCAATACTAAATACGATGTTTTAAAAATTCATGTTGAGATTTACTATGCACGTCTACTCTTTCGTGCCATGCTTTTTTTATATCTTAACATTCTTCTATGGTGTCTTCTGGTTCTTGCACCGCCTTGTTGAGGAAGTGGAGTCATATTTGATGCTGTAATTTGAGGAGCCGCGGGGGGTATATTTCCAGCTGCTTGTTGTGCTTCCAAAAAAGCGGCAGTTCCGCCGGCAAGATTTTGATTTGCCTCAGGTGATGCTCCTGTATATTGTGCTGCTTCTATTTTCCCTGCCGCTGCGCCTCCTACTTTCGCACGAGAACGACCACGACGACCACGACGACCATTGCATCCTATCATTACTTTACGAATCGTTTTACTTTTACGCAGTCTTCTTCGAATGGTTCGTTTTGCCATTTTATGTGTATTTATATATTATATATATTTAACTACAGATTTTTATTTAGTTGCGGCAATATAATATTGTGCAAATAGAATATAAATAATATATATTAAATATAATATACAAATGAACCCCCAAGAACGTTTACAACTAGATAAACTTATTCGCGCAAATGATGTCGCCGATAATACAAACCAGATTCGCGAACTAAAGCATAGTCAGCCGCTTAAAGATGATATTCTTACGCTACTTAAACTGAAACACGACTACCAGAGACTTGCTAAAAGTAACCCTCAGCAATTCGACACAATTTGTGTTTCAAGGTGTTCGTTTTTATTTAACAACTATACGGATATTTTTAACAAAGTCAAAAAGGATGAAATCGACTTGAATATTCTTTTTCAGTTGTTGCATGTTCTTAAACTTATTGAAGACGGAAAACTCGACCAGCATAGCGGTTCGTTCGAGGTTGGGAAATTACTCAAAAGTATTTATATCGATAGTGCACTTAAAAAGGCAGACCATTCGGACAAAAATAGAGACAAACATTCAAAAGCTGCACACGCACACGCACCCGTTCTACCTCCCAAGAAGATTTCATGGGCCGAATTTAAGAAGACACAGGTTGCAAGTCCTGATGCCAACAGCGCGAACAATACTAACAACACCACAAATAATCAATAAAATAAATTGAAGCGATATTCCGAGTATTATTTATAATATACAAACGACATAAATAATACCCACTTACGTATATTAGTTTATACACACACACACACACACACACACACACACACACACACACACACACACATGAGCGTTCTGAAAAAATCAAAATCTGGGTTTCCGGGCGCAATACTTGTTCTCGTTGAGTCTCCAGCAAAGTGTGCAAAGATAGAATCATATCTCGGTCCTGGATATAAATGCATCGCTACATTCGGCCATTTTCGCACGCTCGATGGTCTCACCTCTATTGACACAAAAAACGATTTTACCTTGCGTTTTACTCCAATGGACGAAAAAACAAAACAGATTCAGCGTATTCGCACAGAAATAGCAACATGCACAGGTGGCGTAATTATTGCAACCGACGACGACCGCGAAGGCGAGGCAATTGGGTGGCATGTTTGCGACACATTTAAGCTTCCCACGGATACAACACCCCGTATCGTATTTCATGAAATAACAAAGCCAGCTATCGAAAAGGCAATACAAAACCCGGGTGTATTGAACATGGATTTGGTTCAAGCACAATTCGCGCGCCAAGCCCTTGATTTACTTGTAGGCTATAATATTTCGCCCATGTTATGGAAACATATCGCATCGAGTGTTCAGAATAGTTTATCTGCTGGTCGGTGTCAGTCGCCAGCACTTCGTCTAGTCTATGACAATCAGCGCGAAATCGATGCATCTCCGGGTAAAATGGTATACAATATAGTAGGATATTTCACAAAACTAAATTTGCAGTTTACACTTACACACCAATTTGATGCGAAACAAGTCGCAGAGGAGTTTTTAGAAGAAAGTGCGAATCATGAGCATCTGTTTAATTTACTACCCCCGAAAAAAGTGTCGAAAACACCACCTATACCCTTTTCAACTAGTCTTTTACAACAGAAAGCCAGTAGTGAAATGCATTACTCGCCGGCTGAAACAATGTCAATTTGCCAGAAACTATACGAGGGGTCGTATATAACCTATATGAGAACGGATTCCAAGACATATAGTGCGGAGTTTGTAGACAAAATGAAGAAACATATTATTTCGACATGGGATGAGAAGTACATGCATCCGGATATTAACCGCCTTGTGATTGGTATGGGATCTGGGACAACAGCCACGGCAACAAAAGCAAAGGCGTCGAAGAAGGGTGTGGCAGCATCTGCAGCACTCCCACCCGTAAAAGCCCAAGAAGCACATGAAGCGATCCGTCCTACAAAGATTGAAGTCTCCGCGATCCCTGATTCATTTACTGCACGTGAGCAAAAATTATATAAACTGATATGGACCAATGCAGTGGAAAGTTGTATGTCAAATGCGACGTGTTCATCTTTAACTGCGACCATTACTGCACCAACAACGGAGACAATCAAAACCGAGTATCGCTTTACGGCCGAACTTGTAGATTTTCCAGGCTGGAAAATAGTGGAAGGCTATGAGAAAGAAAACCCTCACTACCAATATTTGCAAAATATTAAAAAGAATAGTATTCTGCCGTATAATAAAATAAAAGCGACGTCGACTATGGTTGAGCTAAAGTCGCATTATACGGAAGCCGGTCTTATTAAACTATTGGAGGAGCGTGGAATAGGCAGACCATCAACATTTTCGTCGCTTATTGATAAAATACAAAAACGTGGTTATGTTACCAAAGAAGATGTAAAAGGTAAAAAAATAAAGTGCGTTGACTTTGAACTTCTACCTGACGAATTGCAAGTGTTGCAAACAGAACGTGAATTCGGGGGTGAAAAAAATAAACTAGTATTACAGCCCCTTGGTAAAATCGTGATTGATTTCCTTGTTACACATTTTAATAGTTTATTTGAGTATGACTTTACGAAACGTATGGAGGATGATTTAGATAAAGTTGCCAGGGGTGAACTGACATATAAAGATATTTGCACGTATTGTATGAACCAAGTTACAGACTTGACACGCGAACTAAAGGATAAAAATATTCAAAAAGATAGCGTGGTTATTGATGACGCGCATACATACGTGATTACAAGTAGAGGACCGGCAATTAAGTGTATCACACCCGGCGAAAATGGGAAAAAGGTGACTTCCTATAAAAGTGTGAAAAAGGATATTGATATTGCGCGACTGAAAAGAGGAGAGTATACCCTTGAACAAATCGTAAATGAAAAAGGGACGATTGAAACAGGTGGAATACATTTAGGTATATATGACAGCGTAGATATAGTCATCAAGAAGGGGAAATATGGTTTGTATTTTGTATGGGGCGAACATAAAAAGTCGTTGTCGGGGGTATTTCCAAAAAGTAGAAATCCGGAGACTATAACATACCATGAAATAGTTAAAATAATCGAAGCGTCGTTTGTTAGTGGAGATGCGGGTGTAGATGCGGGTGTGGATACGAATCAGGATGAAAATACAAAATCCGCAACAAAAGTTAAAGAAACAATTGCTCCCAAGGGAATGGTTAGACTTATAACAAAAGACTTGAGTATTCGAAATGGAAGATTTGGCGACTATATATTTTATAAAACCCCTGAAATGAAAAATCCGTCGTTTTTAAAAATTAAGGGATTTAAAGAAGATTATAAAACGTGTTCATTGGATATATTGACTGAGTGGATTGAAACTACGCATAATATTAAAATTTTGTAGAGTCACGTCTTGGAAATAAATCATAATACTATAATATTTTTTTTATAATTTAATATATATACATATTTCATATAATGTCAATTTTTAAAAGATTATTTGGGTCGGTTAACGAATTGAAGGAAAGCGTTGAACAAAAGGAAATCACAAATAAAATAGATGATTTATATGAATCTATTGCAAAGGGAGTAGAAGAGTTAAATGCCAAAGTAAATAGCGTAAAAGAGCTTAAAAATAAACTTAAAAATTTACCTCCTCCACCACCCCCCGAAAAACCGAAAGAAACATCGTCCGGTGAAACAAATAAAGAAGCAGCAGAAAAAAAGACAGATGAAAAAACTGATAAGGTTCCACTACCGCCAATGGCGGTTCCCCCCAAACCTGCGACATCATCCTCCAGTGAATCTGGTAGCGGTAGTGGTAGTGATGAAAAACCCAACGCGCTTCCCCCTCCTCCCCCTCCTCCTCCTGCTCCTGCGTTTGGTGCACCTGCTATAGCAAAACAAAATTCTGACTCATCACCTCTACCAATGCCAGGCGCCGGTGATGCTACACCCACCGGTGATTTTGGAAGTCTTGATTATGATGGTGGTAAGAAACGCAAAACACGCGCAAAAGCAAAGCGAACGATTTCCAAAAATAAGAATAATTCTAAGAAAAGAACACGTAAAAATAAAAATAAAGATAAAGATAAAGATAAAGAAGCAACACCGGAATCCACGAATACCGAAGCAGCCGCATTGTAAACTTAAATAGTAATATTAATAATGATATGAAAAATGTTTTACATATTCATATCATTCTTGTGTGTCTCGTGTCTCTCGTGTCTCTCGTGTCTCTCGTGTCTCTCGTGTGTCTCACCCACTACACTTACATCCGATATTGCGCAGGAACACGCAATCGTAAGTCACGCGCCATTTCGTCACGATATAAGTCAAACTCTAGTGTAAAGTTGAAATCGCAGTTGCTAAAATCGACTAGTCGTCCGTCATGATAACGAAGACGAATTTTTATTTTAGAAAGACGCTCCAATGGAGGGAAAAACTGCGACATATTTTGAAGCATACTATTACGCGAATCAAAATACTGCGAAACAGGAATACCTAATATTGGAATCTTTGCAAATGCATTGTTTACTCTTCCTCCATAGCTGTTATCTACGCTGGCGTTTGTTCTACGCGGATAAGGCATTAATTCATCCATGTCATTGTATTTAAACAAATCCATGTAAAAAGCCGTTTCTCCAAATATACTAATTACATTTGGTGCTACGATATAGTATCCCGTTCCCGTCACTTGAAGCCATGTATAGTCGGCATCTGTTGCCTTTTTATATTCGTAATTCAAGTCATCAGTTGTCGGCGTAGGGTTGTCGTATTCTTCACGATTAAATCCTAAATAATACGGCAGCCCCCATTTAGTGGTCATACATGTTGACAATTCGTTGGGTGGCAATACTTTACAATTTTCATACGTATTGCCGTTTACCGAGTAGTTTTCGGTAGTATTAAATAAAAGCGTAAATGTTTCACTCTTGTTTCCAAACCATATTTTTTGATTCACTTCATGATATATTACGGCAAAATTGGTGTATGATGGTATATCTTGACTAACTGCCTGATTCATTTTATTTGTCAACTCATTTGCAAGCTGAAATGGCGAATAAAACCCTTCATCTATAGTTATGGTATATGGACCACTTCCACTTAAACTAAATGTCAGTTTTATATTTTGGTTTGTATTTGTAAATACGTTATTTACAGAAGGGAAATTTGACTCGATGAGGCGAATAGACTGAACATTTGTTAATTGTTGTGGCAGGGTAATTTCGAATAGAGAAGAATTGGGCCATGAACATACATCTCTGTCTTCTGAATGTATCGTAACGAGTTTTCTTTCTAGAACATACGTTTGCTGTCTTTCGATTAGTGGATGTTCGGTATATACGTTCCTATTTTGCGTGCCACTCATTTGCTTTGTTTGCCTTGTTTGCTTTGTATAGTTACTTATAATTTACTTATAATATATTTTATTTTATAATACTTTATATTATAAAATAGTAATTAAAATAATAAAAATAACTATATAGTCTATAGTCTATAGTATTTTATTTTACCGAATCACAACACAACACAACACAACACAACATAACATGGATTCTTTAAAGGTTCTTGATAACATCGATGTAAGATTTAAGAGTATATATTATATTTTCAATATTTCACTACTTTTAGCATTTGTGGGTGTATTTATAAAAATGGCATTTTCATCATTGAAAATAGGGAATGAACAAGGACCAGGGTTTGCTACCGCTATTGGCTATATAGTTTCATTTATTTCATTGTTTACGCTTTTAATAGCAGTAATATCTTATTATTTGAAGACAAATGGTAAATGCTTTAACTTATACCCATCCTTTTTTCAGATTATTGCACTTCTCATTATATTCTTTGTAATTATACGCCAATCGTTAGCGTATTCGACTATGATAAATGAAAGGAAAGTAGACCCCGAATATTATAAATTTTCGGGATATTCAAGTGTTTTGATTATTTTTCAGATTATTTTGATATTTAGTTACTTGCGTGGAAATATGGCATGTATGACATCTGTTACTAATCCTATTGCCGACCCATCCATTGGAACATTATATTTAAGCGTTACACTATTTATATTAAATGGATTGTGTGTCGGTATTATGGAGGTCATTCTTCGACTATTTTCCACTTGTTTTTAAATCTCTATTCCTTGTCCTTCTCCTTCTCCTTCTCCTTCTCCTTCTCCTTC